AAGCGTCGAGCTACGACCCGTCCGCGTTTGCGATGTCGGCGTCCGAGGAATGGCGTGCACAGACGTTTGCGATTCCGGCGTCTACTGGCTCGGCCACCTACGACGAGGATACGACTGACAGTGGTGCGCTGACTGACGCGTCCGCGGCAATGATGCTCCTGGTCGGCTCGGCTAGCGACTCTGGGGTACTGACAGACACGGCAAGTGGTCAGCGCGTCTCGGGTGACGCAATATCCGATTCTGGCGCCCTGACCGACACCGCCGCAGGCGGGCTTGCGCTTGCCGCCAGTGCAAGCGATTCGGGGGCGCTGACCGATGCCGCGACAGGCGCGGTCAGCGCTGTCGAGGTAGTGTCCGACTCGGTGGCCGGCTCGGATGCGGCTGCGTCGACCTGGGTGGTCGGGGAGAGCGTCACCGATGCGGCAGACGTCACTGACCAGGTTACCGGCGTAGGCATCTGGCTCGAAGCGGCTTCTGACAGCGCAGCGGCCACCGATGCCGCAACGGCCGCGCTGACGCTCGCTGAAGCGGTCAGTGATCCCGTCGCTGCGACGGATGCCGCTACTGTTGGGCTGGTCGTCGCTGGAGTCCTTTCGGACTCTGTTGAGGCGACGGATTCGGCCGCAGGCCAGGCGATCTACGCCGAGGCGGTCAGCGATTCGGCCGATCTGTCAGACACCGCGACCGGCGACAGTGGGCTTGATGCCAGCGTCGTAGATTCGGCTGAGGCGTCCGAGTCTGTCTCGGCGTCCTTGATCGCGAGCGACGCACTTGCCGATGCCGCAGAGTCTTCGGATGGTGTAGTAGTAACGGCGGTATATCAAGAAGTTGTAAGCGACAGTCTCTCCGCAACAGAGTCGGTTGTGGAAAGTGTAGGCGGACATAGTTATTTTGAGAGCGTCGAAGACGTCCTTGAGGCAAGCGACTCAACACTTGCGACTCTTCTCTCTTTCGGGGCTAGTGTTCGAAGCCAGGGTGGGGGTAGTGGCGGTGGGCGGCTGTGGACCAGGGATCTGGACGATGAAATCGAAGCGGAGATGGGGGCCATCCTCAAAGGCCCGCCTCTCACCTCCGAGGTAATTGAAGAGATCGCGGCTCGACTTGACTCCCCTCCACAGACTCGTATAATGGAGCACAGACGCCCAGCGAAGGCGACTTACTCGCCCCCTGTCTTGGATTTCCAGGCGGTGCAGGCGAAGAAGCGCCGAAACAGACAACGATTGCTGCTACTCCTCTAATGCCCCTGTACAACTACAAATGCGGGAACTGTGGAGCCGAATATGAGGCTTACCGACCTGTGGCTGAGTATCAAAAGCAACACGACTGTGTTTGCGGTTTCTCGGCGACTCGCCTCATTATTCCGCCCGCAGTTCTGGGCGACTATGCTGGGTATGAGAGCCCGGTCACTGGACGTTGGGTCGAAGGACGCAGAGCCCATCAAGAAGAGCTTGCACGCACAGGGTGCAGACTCTACGAGAAGGGCGAAACTCAAGAATTCCTCCGCCGAAAAGAGCAGCGCCAGGCGCAGTTCGATAAAGCAGTAGAGATTGTGGTGGAGCAGGCAGCAAAGGAGCTTCCGCATGGATGAGAATAGAGGAATGGATTTTCTGGACAGCGGCGTGGATGAAGTCGCGTCTACAATGGATTCCGGCGCTGGCGCAGGGGAGGCCTTAGGGGAAGTCGCTCCTTCTTCGCCTCCTGGCTCTACCACTGAGGGCGGACTCAGTTCCCCTGTAGCCAGCGCCCCCCCTTCAGACCCTTGGGCCGCGATGCCCAAGTCCTGGAAGCAGGAACTTGCTCCTCACTGGGAGGGGCTCGCCCCGGACGTGAAGCAATACGTCCACACGAGGGAGAAACAGGCTCTCGACGGCCTGATGCAGTATAAGCAACAGGTCGATGCCTGGGAACAGGCACTGAACCCATTTCAGCCTTGGATCGAGCAGGCCAAGCTCGACCCGCGTGATGTTACTACGCGGATGCTGAACGCCCATTTGGTCCTGACACAGGGTACCCCTGAGCAGAAGAGGCAGGTGGCGCAGGCTCTTATTCAGGACTACGGTTTGGAGGAGTTGCTGCGGGGGGCAGGAGGCGAACCTCCAACTGACCCCCTGGCTCCCGTACGTCAACTCCTCCACCCTCTCGCAGAGAAGGTCTCCCAGCTCGAGCAGATGACTGCTCAGGAGCGGGCGGCTAAGACTGATGCAGAGGTTAATGCGTTCCTGGGAGATCCCAAGAACGAGTTCGCTAAAGAGGTGGTTCCTGACATGATCCGCCTCCTGAAAGCAGGTCTCGCTTCAGACCTGCAGTCTGCGTATGTGCAGGCGTGTCGTCTTAACACCGAGGTCTCCAAGAAGCTCTTCGAGCGGGAGATCCAAAGTGCGACGAAACCCAGCCGGCCTGCGCCGACTAACGTAACTTCCAGTCCTGTACCGCCGGCGCCGACAGCGAAACCCGAACGGTCGATTGAGGAAGAGATGAGCACCATCTTTGACGAGATCATCAACCGATAACTTCGGAGTCTTTCATGTCTACCCCCTCGACTGTTTTCACGGAACTGGTCTCGACCACGTTTCGCAATCATCGGAGCAAGCTCGTTGATAACGTGAGCAATCACAACGCGCTGCTGTCGTACCTGAAACGCAAGCGGAAGATGAGGACCGAATCTGGCGGTCTGGAGATTGCCATCCCGCTCGAATACGCGGAGAACAGCACGTACCAGCGCTACAGCGGGTACGATGTGCTGAACATCCAGCAGTCGGATGTCATCACGGCGGCGAAGTTCGACTGGCGCCAAATCGCGATCAACGTGGTCGCGAGCGGCAGGGAACTGCGCATCAACAACGGAAAGGAACGGATCATCAACTTGGCCAAGTCCCGGCTCAAGAACGCGATGAATACGTTCAACAACAACTTTTCGACGGACATTTACTCGAATGGGTCGCTGGCGAACCAGGTTGGCGGGCTCCAGCATCTGATCGCGGATGCTGGAACCGGCACGGTCGGCGGGATCGACAGCTCAACCTGGACCTTCTGGAAGAACGTCGTGCAGTCAGCGGCGTCTCCCCTTCAGGGCGGTAGTGCGATTACCCCTTCGGACTCGACGATCCAGAGCCTGATGCTCCCCCTGTGGCTCGAACTGGTCCGCGGCGGAGATCGGCCCGACCTGATCGTCTCGTCGAATGAGTACTACACCTTCTACGAAGAGTCGCTCACGGATCTGAAGCGGTACACCAACAGCGAGAGTGCGACTGGAGGTTTCGTCAGCCTGAAGTACAAAACGGCGGACGTGATCTTCGACGGCAACTCGGGCATCCCGGATGCGCACATGTACTTCATCAACACGGACTACCTGGAACTCGTCGCCCACAGCGACGCGAATCTGACCGTGAACGATGAAATGCGCCCCTACAATCAGGATGCAGTGGTGATCCCGATCCTCTGGATGGGCAACCTGACTGTGAGCAATCGGTCGCTGCAGGGCGTGCTGAAGGCGTAATTGGGGCGAATTACCCCCAACCAATTCTCCCCAATCAACACGAGGAACTGAAGTCATGTTTACCATCACCAGTCACGGCGCGCTGGGGCACCAGCCCATCGCGTCGTCTTCTACGGTGCAGAACCACCCTCTGGGCACGATCGTGCAGGCCTACGATCCTGTCTACGGCGGCGGCGAGTTCATCTACCTCAAAGGTGTCGCCGACACCGTTGTGGGCAGCTGGGTGAACTACTGGCACGATGACGGCTCGACGGCCCTTCTCGCAACGAGTGTTACCGCCCCGGTGGCAGTGGCTATGTCAGCCAACGTCGCCGATCAGTACGGCTGGTACCAGATCAACGGGAAGGCTGTGGGTAAGGCAGGCGCGGGGTATGCCGACAACGCTCTCGTCTGGGTCATGGCGGCGACGCCAGGAAGCGTGGATGACACCGATGTCGCCGGGGACAGGGTGCACAACGCCCAGGGCGCTTCCGCGGTCGGCACGCCCTCGACGGGCTTGGCCGAGTTCGAGATCAACCGCCCGTACACGAACGACGAAACCGTGAGTTGACCTGGAGGGGGCTTCGGCCCCCTTCCCCTTTCTTTTTTCAGGAGTCAGAATGAGCGAAATCCGTCCGCCTTTCGTCTCGTTTGAGATGCGCGCAGTGGAAGACCGAAACGCCTCGATTCAAGCTGGGCATCTGGTCCTCCGTGATGTTCCCTTTATCTGCCTCGTCCCCCACGGGAGTGAAGGAAAGACGCGGATTGAGCAGCAGTATGATGAATGGCTTTCCCAGATCAAAAAGGTCAGAGGGGACGTTCGGGCAGCAGGGGCTGACAATGAAACTCCTGTAATGAGTGCTGGACGCTTTCCCGCTTCCTGGGTGGAGAAAATCGAGCGTGCTTTTACCGCGTGGAAGGCCGGAGTCACGCTTGAAATTGAAGGAACGCCACTCCGTAACTGGCCCGTTATCACAAAGAGCCAATTGGCTAACTGCGAAGGCCTCCACCTGTACGCGATTGAGGATCTGGCCACGGCTTCGGACGACACCATTGATCGCCTGGGAATGGGTGGTCGAGCCCTGCAGGAGAGAGCGAGGGACTGGCTCAAGGCGATAAAGCTTGATGCCGCTCCCCTTACCGCAGAGCTGGACCAGCTTCGCACGCGGGTGGCAGACTTGGAGGCTGAGCGAGATGAACTCAAGGCCCAACTCAAAGCATACGCAGAAGCGGAGAAGGGCAAAGTCGAGGCGTAGACAATGGCACGAACTGTTCTTCAGATCGTACAACGAGTCTGCCGCAGACTCGGAATCCCCCAACCATCCGCTCTGGTCACCTCCAACGACCCGCAAGTCCTTCAGTTGAGAGTCATTCTCGAGGATGTGCTGGGCGAGGCGATGGTTCGGTGGAACTGGGGGCAGCTCACCCGCCGGGCTACCTTCTTCGCTCAGGCGCAGGCCTCGCAAGGAACACTTCAAAGTCTCACCGGCGCGGATTTTGTCAAGATCAACAACAATACGCTATGGGATCTGACGAGAAAGTGCCCTGTGGAGGGCCCGACCTCCGAACAGACCTGGCAGGCGCGTCAGGCTGTTCCCATGTCTGGACCTGTTTATTGCTACCAGATCCGAGAGGGTCAGCTCTTTCTCGACCCGGCACCGGCTGCAGGCGCGCCCTTCTCCTTCTTCTGGACCTCCAACCTTTGCTTCTCCGACTCCACCGAGGCGACGAAGCAGTCTGAGATCGAGCAAGACACGGACCTCTGCCTCTTCCCCGACAACTTCATCCATGCGGGCTTGCTCTACGGATGGAAGCAGGAGAAGGGATTGCCATACGCCGAGGACCTGCGAACCTGGGAACTCCTCGCCATCGCGCAGTCGAGTGCAAGCGGGACGCGGAAGGTGCTGAACCTCGACCCTAATCCCTACGATATGAGCCGCCTGTGAAAGTCGCTCTTCAGGATAGGCGCTTTCCGCCAGCCCAAACCTCGCGGCCGATTACAAGGCCGCCGCCTGTCAATGGCTGGAACACGAAGGATAATGCTGCTCTCATGCAGCCGGGATGGGCAACGACCCTCGACAACTGGATTCCCCGCTCGCATAGGGTGGAGGTGAGGAAGGGGGCGATCGACCACGCGACTGGGCTGACCGCGCCCATCGAGACCTTGATGGCGTATAGGCCAGCTTCCGGAACGGGCAAGCTCTTCGCCGCGACGGAGGACGGCTTATACGAAGTAACGGCCGCAGGGGCGATTGGTGCAGTGGTCAGTGCTGCAACCGGTGCTCGCTGGGCCCATACGAACTTTGCGACCTCGGCCGGGCAGTTTCTCTGCGCGGTGAACGGGGTAGATGACTATAGGTACTACAATGGGTCCACCTGGACCACCGTAGCTACCTTCACCCTCGGAGCAGGTACTCTCGACACTGATACCCTCATCGGCATCAATGTCCATCAGTCCCGCCTCTACTTCATCGCGAAGGATTCCCTCCGCTTCTACTTCCTCGACACGGCCGGAGCACTCTTCGGCACAGTGATTGAGTTCAACCTCGATCAAGTGTTCTCGATGGGTGGACACCTTGTGGCGATGGGAAGTTGGACCTTCGACGGCGGGGATGGGCCGGAGGACCGCGCGGTCTTCGTTTCGTCTGAGGGACAGCTTGCTGTCTACACCGGGACAGATCCGGCCGACACAACGAAGTGGAAGCTCGTCGGCACCTTCTACATCGGTCGGCCGGTGGGCCAGCGCTGCTTGACCAAGCTCGCCGGGGATCTCATTCTCCTAACCGAAAGCGGCCTTTTCCCCCTTTCGAAAGCTTTGGGTTCCGCCGGGGTAAATCGGTCGATTGCCCTGTCAAATCCTATCGAGCCGACCCTTGTTCAGCAAGCCCTTCATTACTTCAACGAGTTCGGCTGGCAGTTGTTCCTCCACCACTCAGAGACACTGTTACTTGTCACTGTCCCCTCACAGCCCCGGGCCATCTTCGCTATGGACCTCCTCTCGAAGGGGTGGTGTCGCATTCTCGGCTGGGATGCCTACTGTCTGGAGTCCCTCAACGGTGCCCTTTACTACGGGACTGAAGGGAAGGTGGTGAAGGCCTTCGAGGGGACAGTGGACTTCGACTCGGAGATCCAGGCGGAGATGATCACGGCCTTCGACTACTTCTCGAAGCGCGGGCAGACCAAGCATCTGGAACTCCTCCGTCCACACTTCCAAGCTACAACCCCTTTCAGCTTCGCCCTCGGGGCGAATGTCGACTTTGAACTGACAGTGCCCTCAGTTCACCTCAGTGCACAGCCCCCGCAAGAACTCGCCCTGTGGGACACGGCCATCTGGGACCAGGATACCTGGGGGTCCGACGGCGCAATCTTCGCGGAGTGGTACACCGTTTCGGTGAAGCCAGGGCATACTGTGTCCCTCTACCTCAAGACTTCCTCGCGGAACACAACCCCTGCCCTCCTCGCCGTGGACTACCTCCTCTCCTCGGGCGGAGTGCTGTGAGCCTCATCCTGGGCCAGGACAACTTGATCGGACCCTGGGTCTACTCCCGCTCCGGCGGGGAGTGGATACCAGGGCATGGAAAGACCATTGGCTGGTGGAACGGCGAACGGATTACGGCAGGGTATGTCTTCAGCCAGTACAACGGGCGGAATATCTTCGTTGACTACGCGGTCGAGGGTTCCTACCTCCCGAAGGACCTACTCTACGCCGTTGGAGCTTACACATTCGTTCAGCTCCATTGTACCAGATTGACCCTGACGACAGAAGAGAGTAATGTCCCCTCTGTCAAGATTTGCTACAAGCTTGGCGCGACCCTAGAAGCGACACTTGAGGGCGCAGCTCGGGATGGGGGGGATATACTGATCTTCCGCCTCACCCCTGATTGCACCATTTGGAAGAAGCTTTATGGGAAAGTCCAGCTCCTCTCCGGAATATCCTGATCCCAGGATTACCATCCCCCTCCAGGAAGGGGCGAATCGAAGAGCGTTTGATCAGACCCTCCAGGCCATGCGGCCTACAGAGGTAACGCCCTTTGGCACCTCGAGTTGGTCCAACGAGCGCACCTTCGATCAGAGCGGGTATGATACTGCGCTGGCGGAGTGGCAAGCCAGGAACGAAGGGGCGAAGCCCACATGGACCTCCTACGGAGATGACTCGTATCCGGATATGGGTTACTGGTCCGCGGGCAAGCCGGATGCCTTGACTGGCCCCGCTCCGAGTAAGGATCAGTATTACAAGGATAACTGGACGAGGAATGTAGAACTGGCCCCGGAGCAGCAAGCCCTCCTCGACCGGCAGAACGCGAACTCGCAGGGGATGGCGGACCAAACGGCGGCGATGCTGGGTCCCCTTCGTGAGCGGTATAGCCAGCCACTCGATCTGGCGAGTAGGCTGGAGCAGGTCCCGGGCGTGAGCTACGACGCGGGAAGTCGGCAGCGAGTTGAGGAAGCCCTCCTCCGCCGGATTCGTGCGGAGCAGGATCCGAGGCTGGCCAAAGAGCGGCAGTCCCTCAATAATCAGCTTCTCCAAACGGGCTTCAATATGGCGGACAAGCCATATGGGGACACGATGGGGCGGTTTGACTTCGACGCGCGGAGGATGGACGCGGATGCTGTAGACCGCTCAATTCTCCTCGGCGGGCAAGAGGCAACGGGTGAGTTGCAGAGGGGCGTGACGGCGCAGAACGCAGAGCTGAACCGAGCCCTCCAAGAGATCGCTGCGAAGGCGCAGGACCGTGGGCGGGCGCTTAATGAGTTCAACGCCTTCCGTTCCGGCTCGCAGATGCAGATGCCAGACACGCAGGGGTCGTATTCGGCGCCGCAGAATCAGCCAGTTGACTACATCGGTGCTTACGACCAGCAGTACAACAACCTCCTGGGCGCGTCGAATGCCAGCGCGGCTTCGAGTGACAACTTTCTCAGCGGCCTGATGGGTCTCGGTGGCGCATTCCTCGGCGGGCCGCAAGGCTCCGCGGCAGCGACACTCATGTCGCGGCTTCTAGGCGGAGGTTAGCAAATGGCCGCAAAAGATCCCTTTGCTCTCCCGCCCGAGTATCAGGCCCCCATTGACGCTGCAGGGTTGCGAGCAAAGCTCGCCCAGGCTATGATGCAGCAATACATGCGTCCTGTGCAAGGGCAGATGGTCGGCAAGCACTACGTTCGGACGAACCCCCTCCAGCACCTGACCAACATCCTCGGGCAGTACTGGCAGAGGCAGGGCATCGAGTCAGCGGAGCAAGAGATCTCCGCCACGCGGACACGAGCGGGTGCAGCGCAGCAATCCGAGCGGGATGCGATCATCCAGGCGCTTCGTGGGCGTGAGGAGCCCTCCCTCGGGGCGGACACCGGCGAGGCGCCCTCTGGCCCTCGGATCATCCCCGGCGATCCGCAGGAGGCTGAGCGCCTCGCCCTTGGTGCGCGCTTCCCCGGGAATCAGGATCTTGCGAAGGTCTTGATGGAGCAGAGGATGAAGCTCTTCGAAGGGGGAGCGAGGGGAGCAACGAATCCGAGTGTTGTGGCAGCGGCGCAGGCTGGTGGCGATGTGTCGAAACTGCAGGGCGCCTGGGGCGGTGGGATCACCGAGCAGAATATCGGGGGCAAGCCCGCGGCTGTGACCTACGATCCGAAGTCGAATGAGCCAGAGGTCAAGTTCGCTCCACGAGACATAAAGGTCTCGGCGACGGCTTCGACAGGCGGAAAGCTCTATGAGGCAGGCGGGAAGTTCGCTTTGGAGCAGATCGACAAGAGCCTTCCAAACGCGCAAGCTGCGCGGGTGAGTCTCACTTCGATACAGGAGGCTCTAGGAGCTCTTGACGCTGGGGCACAGGCAGGAATTACTCAGCCCGTTCAGCAGATTGTGAGGAAGCTCGCTTCGGACTTCGGTATCGACGGGGCAGCCCCTGACGCAAACGACCGACTCGCGGCTGTGCTCAAGAAACGAGTGATCGACCGGGCAGGGGGGCTTGGCAGGCAAATCTCCGACGCGGATCGGAAGTTCCTGGAAGCCGCTTCTGGTGACGTAATGACCGATCCAATTGCCCTGCGGCGAATCCTCGCCCTCGACGCGGTGAATGACATTATCACCCTTGGCAAGCACAATCAACTGGTGCAGAATGCCGGAAGAGATCCTAACCTTGCCCCTTGGGTCGAGCCGAGTTCCGTGAACTTTCAGTTCTCTCCAGGCGGGCAAACGGCTGCCCTTGTGGAAGGGCTACTGCAAGGGAAGAACAGCTTCGAGATTCTCCCCGCCGCACCGACTCCTGGACCACGGAAACTGAAGGAGGTGGTCTCAGAGGCCGTAACTGGCGCGACAGACGGTCTCGGCCCGCAAGAGCTCACTTCGAAAGAGGCAGCGCGGCTGGAAGAGCTTAGAAAGAGATACGGGAGGGGTAAATGACCCCGCGTGAAGAGCTAAAAGAGCTGGAGGAGCTGGCCAAGCTGGAAGAAAAGGCCAGCAAGCAAACTTGGGGTGGTTGGGCAAAGGCCGTTGGAGATGAAGCAGCAAATGCCTTCGGCACTGGCGTCATTCGAGGCGGGGCAGGATTACTTGGCTTCCCCGCTACCCTTGTGAACCTCGTGACGCAGGGAAGTCCGGCTTTGATGAGGAAGTTGGGCTTCGAAGCAGAGCCCCTCGTGCCGAGGCTGGTGGGAGAGCCACAGGACTGGATAGGCCTGGTGGAGAAAACCGCCGGACCCCTACCCGAGGTCAAGACCCCAGCGGGGAAGGTACTCTCTGCAATCACTGCGGGGGCAGTCGGAGCAAGGGGTCTAGGGGGAAAAGCAAAGCTTGGCGGCTTCGCTGGTGGCCTGGGAGAGGTTACGACACAGGCAACGGGGAGCCCCTCTCTCGGAGTGGCGGCTTCTACGCTCCCCTATGCCGCACCAGCTGCATGGAGTGCCTTTCGACCGATGATAGCAGAGCACACTGCTCGCAACTTGCTCAGGAACGTCACACCCGAGCAGATGAAACAGGCACAGGCTAATATCGCGGATTATAGCAGGATGACTGGTGGCGGGGCTCAAATGACACCCGCACAGGCCCTTCCTCCGCACTCGCAGGCCGCGGGGCTGGGCTCCTACCTCGCCGGGACCTCGGACGGAAAGGCCCTTGTGGATGCACTGGTAAAGCAACAGCTTCCTACAACGGCAGGCGCTCTCTCCCCCACTGCTACAATGCAGCAAGGCTATCAAAACGCGGCTACTACCCTCTACAGACAGGGGGACAAGGTTATGCCTACGCGGGCAGGGATAGCGCAACTTCGCAAAGAACTCTTCTCTATCCCGAGACAGCAGGCCGTCGCTCCGGGTTCCGATCAACAGCGGTTAGTCATCAACGCGCTGAAAGAGACGAATCAAGTACTGAAGAATAGACCAACTGCCCGACAGCTCTCCACCCATGCGGATGCCCTGGCGGCGCAAGCGAATTACATCCCAGGACTGGGCAAGTATTACCCTGTCGCCTCAGCGAAAGTCGCAGATCTCGCACAGCGAACTCACCCGGCCATCAAGCAGGCTGATACTCTCGTCCGTAGGGAGAAAGAGCTGACAGAGGCTCTTGAGCGGGTGAAAATTCCTCATACTGGGGGAATGGCCGACATTGACCCAGGCGCAGTTGCACCTAATACTTTCCTGGCACTGCTGGGGAAAGCCTCGGGACATGAGTTGGTGACGGGTTCTGCTCTTGCCCGCATGGTCCGTTCTGTCGTAAGAGGGAATCCTGAGGTGAAACTTGCCGAGGCCCTCGCCGATCCGACGATGAAGAAGCTCTTCGACCTCGCAGGGGCGAGTAGGATTAAAGGGGTCACTGCAGAAGCCTTGCGCGCAGGGATTCAGGCTGAGATACAGACCAAAACGAAAGGGGACTGAGAAATGCCGTTTAATGGATCAGGGAGTTTCAGTGCCACTTCGGTTTCGGGCTGGCCCGCCTCGCCGGGAGCCGTTATTAGTTCGACTGCAGTTAACACTGTAGTCAACGATATAATGGCCGGGCTGAGCGCGGTACTCCCCCGCGATGGGCAGTCGGCCATGACTGGCCCCCTTAACATGGGCGCACAGAAGATCACGAATGTGCTTTTCTCCGAAGAGGCTGCCGCGCCGAATGTGGCTTCAGCGGCGACAGTGGATGTGGGAGCGCAGCCGGGCCGCACCTTCGCCATTACCGGGACGACGACGATCACGAGCTTCGGCGTTGCGAATAACGGAGTTTGGAAACTTATCCGTTTCGCCGGGGCCGTGCCTTTAACCCATTCGAGCAATCTACGGCTACCGGCTGCTGCCTCTTTCACCGCAAATGACGGTGACGCGCTGTTAGCACTATCCCTTGGCAGTGGGATATGGGAGGTCATTGCTTACTTCAACCGAACAGGACCAAGTATTGTTCCGAGTTTTCGGGCACTCATGTCAGACAGCCGAGTTACTACTGGCTTATTCGCCGGGTATGCTGCAGAGACAGATGACGCAAGTAACTTTAACCCAACAACTGGATACTTTACTCCTCCGGTCGAAGGGTGGTACGAATTTACTGCGAACTTTTTTGTAACAGGAAACTCGAGTACCTCATACTACACAGGAAACATTCAAACCCAATTTGGAGGGATTATTAGTGTAGTTGGCGGCATACCGGTAGAAGGGGGACAGAGTCAGTACCTTTCTCTCTCTACCGGGCCGATGTATGTGACAACTGCATACGGCTATTTTGCGGCCGGACTAACATTTACCTCAGGTAGTCTAACCTCGGGCTATTGCAGAAGCTTTTCAGGTCGTTATTTGGGGGCTTGATAAACCGGCCAACGACTGGAGTTTTGATACATGACGCCGCCGCTGCGAGACGACGACGACGACCTGAACGAACGCATCCGCAAAACCCAGACTGAAGTCAGGTGGGAGGGTCGGCTGTGGACGCTGTTTCAGCTCGGCATGGTTGCACTCGTTGGGTTTCTCACGATGCAGGCGGTCGAGACGCAGCGGATTCTGGCGCAAATGAACACGGAGATGAGGTACGCCAATATCCGGCTCGACAAGATCGAGCGGGTACTGGACTCCGATGGGTTGGTCCGCGAGAGCGACGCGAACCGCGAGCACAGCCTGATCGACCGCAGGATTACGACGATGGAGTCGCGTGTCACGTCGATCGCCGAAGCACTCGCCGACATCCGCCGCCGGATTGGCTCAACGAAGTAAACGATCATGAGACTGTCCGAATCCGGCCGCGAAGTCCTTGTCCGCGAGGAGGGCAAGCGCCTCGCGGCGTACCGGGATCACGTCGGGAACTGGACGATCGGCGCCGGGCAGACGACGATTCGCGGTCGGCCGGTGCAGGCCGGCGACACGCTGACCGAAGCCGAGTACGAGCAGTTGCTGGGCGAGCGGATCGCCGAGTTCGAAGGCGCGTTGAACGCCTACGTCAAGGTGCCGCTCACGCAGCAGCAGTTCGACGCGCTGTTCTCGTGGACCTGGAATGTCGGCATCGGCGCGATGCGCGACTCGACGCTGATCAAGAAGTTGAACGCTGGCGACTACGCCGCGGCCGCCGATCAACTGCTGGCCTGGGACCGTGTGACTGTCGACGGCGTGCGGCGCTCAGACCCGTTTCTTGCCGCGCGGCGGCAGCGCGAGCGGGCCAGGTTCCTCGCGTCCGAGCAGCCGCCGGCACCAATAGTCGAATCGAAACCGACCTGGGAGGCGAAACCAGTGCCATCACCATTTATCCTTGCCGCGCTGCCCGAGCTGGTGCGGCTGATTCCAGGACTCATCCGTGTATTCGGCTCTGACGGCCGGGTGACGGAGCGCAATGCGCAGGCTGCGGAAGCGGTCCTCCAAGTGGTACAAACAGCGACGGGAACGACGAACGCACAGGCAGCTGTCGAAGCGGTGCGAGACGACCTGACAATGCGGGCTGCGGCGACCGAAGCACTCGACCGTGAGAACTGGTTCGCGCCGACCGAGGCCGGCGGAGGCGGGATCGCCGGGGCGCGGGACTTCAACGTCGCTCTCATCGACTCGCAGCCGTGGCGGATGCCAGCGTTATGGGTAACGGTGATGTTCATGTTGCCGTTCTATAGCGTCATCGCCGCTGTCCTATTCATGCCTGGGTGGTCGGCCGAGATCCGCATTCAGGTCGTGACCGCAGTCCTGTCGATCGCCGGGATCATCGCGGCGTTCTGGCTCGGCTCGTCGTTCGGCTCGCAGCGCAAGGATAACCCACTCCACACCACGACTGATGTACTCCAGGCAAAGGTGTAGTAATGGACCCGGAAGCGAAGCGAGGACTGATGCGGGCTCTCGGGCCCGATCTACTCGGTGGCCCTGTCGATACGGCGGCGATGGCTCTCAAGGGGATGCCCCGCAATCTCCTTCCGCCCACGCCGGTAGCTCAGCTTATCGCCCGCGGCCTTGGCCTCCCGATGGGGACGGTCCTCCCGGCTGAGCCAGTTGAAGATCCTCGACTGGTCGGAACCTCAGAGTGGATCGCGGAGAAAGGTAACCTGCGAGGAGACTCGCCTCGGTATGTGGCTGGGCGAGTGCTAGGTAACTTGGGCCTGATGGCTCTTCCCTACACGACAAAGAAGATCGCGAACTTCCGGCCGCGGCAAGGGGATCTCCGTATGTGGATCGGGCCCTCTGCAGATGACTACGACACAACCGTAGCGGAAAAGGTAAAACGGGCCTACAATCGGTATATGCGGGCTTCAAACTCGAAACTTGAACGTAACTTTAATCCCGCAGGCACTTTGCCAAAAACCCCTATGATTACTGGGGATGAAGTAGACCGTTTCAATAAGCAGGCCTTCAACAAATACCAAGCGGTTGTCGAACCGGCTTCGCAGAAGGTGTTACAGTTTCGTCCAGACACGATTGATCAAGTTACCGAGCCGGCCTACCTTGGGCTAAAGATGGGGTATCCGCAGCATCTAGGTCACCTATACCCTGATCCAAATCTGCAACGCTATCCAGGGTTGGGTAAGACTGCTGTTGAACTAACAACTGATCCGCAGTTTGAGGGCGCTTTCACTGAGGTCACTAAGAAAACCCCACTTAAAGTGACTCCACACAAAAAGGGCTATATAGAGCTTAATCCCTACAACATTGGAGCCAGCGCTGGACACGATAATGAACTGGCGAAAGCTAAAGCCGCCAGTGTCATCCGGCATGAGATTCAGCACAGCTTGCAGTCTTCAGATAAGCTTCCAAGAGGGGGATCTCCAGAATCTGTCAAGCGCATTGCAGACTGGATGCAGAAAGAGGCAGAGCTTCTCGAGAGTCAACGGGCAGTGGGGCATGCGCCTCGACCAAAAGACGCACGAGAACTGCTCAAGGAAACAGGCTTAGCCCAAACCGCAAGACGGGGCTATGAGAACCCTGAGGCCGCTTACCGCGCCCTCGTCGGGGAAAGGATTGCGACTTCGGCTGAGGTTCATAATCAACCCTTAGACATGGTCCGAGAGTTCGGGATACCGAAGTTCTCCAATTCCATCGTAATGGAGAATGGGCAGCTCGTACCCATCTCCCACTACGTGCGGGGGCTCCGTCCGCCTTACGGCACCGACCCAGCTACCGCTATACAGCCCGGACCGTCTGCGTCAGCTGCCCGAGCCAAGCTTATCAAGCGGGTTGAGCCGCTCTCGCCTCAGGGAGGCTACTTCGGCTCTCCCAAGCATCCACTTTACGACGACTGGACCCCAAACGAAGTGGGGTTGTTCAACGCAGGGGGAGTGAACTGGCTTGAAGATAATCCAAAAGCCATGATCGACGCCCTGCGGAAAACCGGAAAAGATCCGGCTCTGGCTAAAACAGCACCACTACCTGTAACCCCAAAGTTCACTATAGCCGGAGGCGAGACGAATAACGGCTGGAGTGTCGCAGACCTGCGTCGTGCGCTTGCTGATGAATTAAAACAGCGCCGAGCTTACCTCCGAAAAGGGGCGACCCGACTATGGCCGCTTGATGCGGAGTTGGTGGATCATACTCCCTTTATGAAATACGCAAAGCAGACAGGGGCGGACGGCGTTACTCTGAACCCTTGGGGGGGAGATTTCGACGCGGGGCAAGAGTACTTCGTGTGGAACCTCGATAAGCTCAAGCCACACGGACCGACTGCAACTGGCCTTCTGTCCCCGGCTCTGGCTGAGCTTTTGAAGCGCCCTCGGTAGTCTTGACCCAAAACCCATCCGGGCGCTGGAAGAGGACTAATCGCCCACTCGCGATAAGGCCCTCGACCGCATTCTCCAGGTCCCGTTTAAACGGAAACTGGTGCTGGAGGAAGCGGTACACTTCAGTGTAGGGAATCTGTCCGCCTTTCCCGTTGATGTAGAGGACGAGTCGTTCGAGTTGTTGTGACTCTTCCTTCATCCCAATCTTGTCAAAGACCTTCGGCATCTCCTTTTCCAGATCCGTGACCATAGTGTAGGCGGTCTGGAGGTCTTCGAGGGTGATGATGAGTTCGTCCCGGCAGGAGGCTGCGAGCA